GTATGTGTTTTCAATCGAATTGATAACGGTTTCTTTTGCGAGACGCTTGGCGGTGGTCTTCTCACCGTGCATGTTATATATCATGTCTTTCACCTTTTATTTTATTATTTGTTAAAATCATAGTTACCATTCTACAGACTTCTAACAAATGTGCAACTATTTATTAAAATAAATTTTTGTTTGCACAAATTGATAAATTCTGTATGATGTCTTTTCATGGACGATAGAAAAAACGGAATGAAACTTTACGAGACTGTTGTGACCTTCACGCAGGACTTCAAAACAATCAATGCGCTCGAATCTTTTTACAAAGAAAACGAGAAAACTTTTTTCGCAAAACTCAAGGCGATGAGTCCATCGTATTACAAGCTGGCGATACAGCACATGTCTAACATGCGAAAAAAAATCCAAGAGAGAAAAAAATATTTTGTCGATGTGCGAATCACATGGACAGGACAGGTAGAGGGTGAAACGGAGGAAGAAGTGATTAAAACGACTCAATCGCTTTTTGCGACAAATCACTCTCTGCCGATCAGTGAAAAACAAATCAAGATATTGGGAGAGGTAGAATGAGATTTTTGGGTTTACTTATCATGCTGACTGGCATGTTTATGTTTGCAAGCGGTTGGTTGTTTTTGGATCTGGCATCTATGCCACTCAAAGACGATCTGTATTCAATCGATGTGCTTGGATTCTTGAATGGATTTTTTTCGGCAGATGAAAATACAGCGACAGTGCAAACGGTGTTGAGTGCGTTTTTTATCATCATTGGGTATGTGTCTTGCATCGCAGGTGCGCTCATGGTGATCGAAAAAGAACTTTGATGGATAAATACTTCGAAACACTGTGGTTTGTTTTTCGTATGAACTATCGGAAGTTGGAACCGAAAGCATTGAAAGAGAGAATGTATCTTGCGCTGGATAGAAAACACGATGTCGGTGACGAGGCAGATTACATCATCAACATTTGGAAAGAGGGTATTGATGACGAAAACTTCAATACCAGAGCAAAAAGAATTTTCAATAATTTATGAGGTGAGTTATGGAAGAATGGAAACGATACTGGAATACTTTGAAAGCAAAATACAGCTACGATGATTCGATGACGCTGGTTGAGCTCAAAAAGAGGTTGCCCAAGCATGAGTCGAGCAGACTGTTTCATGCCATGAAGTATTGGTATTGATGGAAAAGAAAGCACATCAAAGAATCATTAGGGAGCAAAAAGCAACAGAATCAGATTTGCAAGCGGATATGTTTTCTGATTTTTGGAGAGACATTGACACAGATATAAAAAAATCTGTGGTTCGTGAAGTTGATTATGGTACCGCTAAGAACATAATTGAAGAGTATGAGTGGCTTCAATGTATGCCTGCAATCTCTTGGTATTATTATGGGATTTTTTTCGATGATATTTGTGCAGGGGTAGTTGTTTATGGACAGGAATACGGTGAAAATCTCGGTCTTTGGGATAAATACGACTACACTGGAAAGATAATTTTATTGGCAAGGGGTGCATGTGTTCACTGGGCGCACCCACATTCAGCCAGTAAGTTAATATCACAATCTATTAAGTTGTTGCCTGAGAAATACAAGGTGATAACCGCTACAGTCGATGAGCTGGCTGGCGAGATCGGAACAATATATCAAGCCTGTAATTTCGATTATATTGGCTCTATGAGAGAAAATAATCCAAATATAAAAAATTCGAAAGGCAAAAGGTTTGGAGTAAAAATAAATGGGAAACTTTATGGTGCGAGAGCCATGAGACAAAAACTAGGATCTCAAAAAAAATCAGACATACTGAAAGTTTTTCCAGACGCAGAGTTTGTTCCACAGAAAAGTAAGCGTAGATATTTCTTTTTTAAAGGCAATAAGAAGGAGAAGAAATATTACAGATCAAAGATTGAGCCCTTCATAAAAGATTATCCAAAAAGAATCAACGAAAACAAGGACCAGTAAGCCAGAATACCAGCACCAACCTTTTTCCTTTCGTCACAGGGTTGACTTTGTGATGAACGAATGAAGAGAAAGCCACCACCTCACCAGTTTTGGGTTTGATTGACTGTTCGCTGTTGCCACCTCTGAAAAAAAGTTCACCGCCTTTGTAATCTTCGTTGAGCAAAACCGATACGCCTATTTTTCTGGTCAGAGACACGCCTTCTGCTCCCAGATCCATGTGCCAGTCGTAGCCATTGGACGGTGATTGGTATTTCATGACCTGTGCTTGCTCGATTCCATCCAACTGGTAGTTGAAATAGCGATTGACCTTGTTTGCGATGGTCTGAATCGGCTCATAGAGCTCAATATTGCTCTGATCGAGGCGGTAAATCATCACATCGCGGTACTTTTCGTCCTTTTTCGTGGTTTTATCGCTGTAAATCTCGCCTTTCACACCTTTTTTGCCTTTAATGTGGTCTAAATACCTCACAACTTCGTTTTTTTCGATGCAAAAGCCACCTGTGATGCCGTGTTTTGGGGTTTTTTCGTTCATTTCATTGTCTCGTATTGGGTCCAATTTGTTTTTAGGAGGTATAACCAGTCATCCATTGGCAGGACGGCAGTTATATCATTCGTGCGTTCCATTTCTAGGTTGATTGCATAGAGAGGAACGCAAACTCTGGGCGGTACTCGATTGAATTTGAAGATCAAAACTGGGATCGATCCGTTGCTGGCTTCGCACACCTGTTTCCACCAAGCTGGTTTTAACCAATTACCAGAGTTGTAGTGCTTACATTCGATTGCATGGTTGGGAATCGGAATGTCACACTGATTTCTTGTCTGGTATTGATCGAGATTTCGCTTGCAGGAAAACTGGAGGTCGTTTTCTTCTGCAAATGCGTTGATCTTGTTCACTACCTCGCGTTCAAACGCTGCACCTTTTCTTCTTGAGTCAACCACTTATCTCATCTCGGCTCCGAAAATGTCAATATCGTACAGCGAAGATCTGACTTCACCGCCTCGCTTGAATGTTGGCAAGCCTTCTTCGAGTATTTTGGCTTTCATTTCTGGTGTGATTTTGATGATGTTAGACTTGACTAAATTTCTTCTCCTATCTAAGCCTATGTTTGGTGGAGGTAAAAGTTTTTCTTCTCCTAAACCAAATGTATTATCAATATCCAAACTACCTTCCTCAAACTTACCGCCATACTGGTTTGCCAGCTTCTTCATAAACGAAGGTATTTTTTTGTCGTAGAGTGTTTTGTAGAAAGTTTCATAATCATCGATGTATCTGTCGATCATGGCATATGATTTTGAGATTGATATGGCGTCTTTGCCTTCATCGATGGCGTCAAGGAGTAGATTTTTGATTCCCATTTTGTACCAATCGTCTTTGTATGGGGTGTTTGGAATAGCGTTTTGTCTGTTACTAACTAGATCGTATATGTTTCTTTGGAGATCTCTAGCGAATCCTTCCAGTGGAGCAGACTTTTCAACTAAATCGCTTACCATTTGTTCATCAAAATCTTGTAAATCATTTCTTATGGATTTTAGACTTGTTACTATATCTCGGAAACCGAATCTAGTCATGTATGCTGGAAATAACACCCTCTCACTGTCAACATTGGCTTCTGTGACTTGAGTTTGATTCATTTCTCTCGTTCTCAGTCTCAATAACTCTTCTTTCATTATTTCTTTTCTGGAGGACGGAATATTCGATGAGTCTATTCCACGCTCATAAATATCTAAAAGATCATTTATTTTTCTTTCATACACTGAAACTCTACTATCAATGAACTCTCCAGCTTTGATGTATTTTTCATCGCCTACATAACCATGCCTAGATCCTTGTTTGTGTACATCGGATTGGAGCTCATCGATGTGTTTTGTGCTGGAGCCATCGTCTAATATTCGATCTCTGGTCAAAGCGTGTGCTATTTGGTTTTCATCATCAAAATGACCCATGTAAACTCCATGTCCACCATCAGGCGCATCATCCCATCTGAATACAACTTCTTGGTAATTGGAACCACCGGGTAAGTTTTCATCGATGTATTGTTTGTACATGGCACCATCGCCTGTGTACATATCTGGGTCGTCTGCACCCATTGCTCTTTGGAGTTGTATTTGTGCCTCGGTTGGACTGTATGCAATGTTGTCTAAGTCTGTGACATCTTCGCCAGTAA